TCCGGCTGCGGCTCCAGCTCCGGCTACGGCTCCGGCTCCGGCTACGGCGACGGCTCCGGCTCCAGCTCCGGCTACGGCTACGGCGACGGCTCCGGCTCCGGCTCCGGCGACGGCTCCGGCTGCGGCTCCAGCTCCGGCGACGGCTCCGGCTCCGGCTCCGGCGACGGCTCCGGCTCCAGCTCCGGCTCCGGCGACGGCTATTTCCTTCAAATAAAAAAGCACACAAAAAGAGATGTCCATTATATTGATTCTATACCGACAATTATAGTTTCAATATTTGGGAATTACGCTAAAGGATTTGTGATACGAGAAGATACATTTGAACTGACAAAGTGTTATCTCGCAAAAGATCCGGTAAGCGGTAAAGTTGCGCATGGGGACACATTAAAAGAAGCCTCGGTGGCACTTTATGCAAAAATAATGGATAGCATGACTGTGCAAGAAAAAATAGAGAGTTTCTGCGCGCAATTTGAGAAGGGAAAGAAATACAAAGGAAAAGTGTTTTTTGACTGGCACCACATATTGACGGGAAGCTGTATGTTTGGAAGAAAGCAGTTCGTGGATGAGCGTCATTTATCTCTTGAAGATGAATATATGGTAGACCAGTTTATAGAGATTTGTGAAAACGCATACGGAGCAGATGCAATCAAGAAATTAAAAGAGCGATGGAATTAACACATTTCAGCCTGTGCAGCGGGATCGGAGGACTTGATCTCGCTGCGGAATGGGCAGGCTTCAGAACGATAGGACAATGTGAAATCGACGAATACGCGAGTAAAGTCCTGGAAAAGAATTTCAAAGGAGTACATAATTTTGGAGACATCAGAACAATTACGGCTGAATCTGTCGGAAGATACGGAATCAAAGCCGGAGAGATCACCGTTATCAGCGCGGGAATCCCGTGTCAGCCGTACAGCCTTGCGGGAAAAGGTTTGGGCGATCTTGACGAGCGTGACCTCGAACAAGAGTATATGCGAGTTGTCGGAGAACTTAAACCGAAATGGGCGGTCATTGAAAATACGCCAGGTTTATTCTCAAGGAAAAATCAGCGATACTTCCATAGAATACTGGACGACTTTTCCGCGTTGGGGTATTCTGTCGCATGGGGAATGTGGGGAGCTGTTGACGTCGGAGCCCCGCATGAAAGGCAAAGAATCTTCATTGTGGCGCACGCCGATGGCGAGCGACGGAGAGTTTGCGAAACGTACGAACGAGTATCTGATAAACGGTTGGATGAATCACTTAACAAAACATCTTTCGGAACAAGTAGCGTTTATGGAAACATTCCCGACACCGTTGGCGAGCGACGGAATACGAACAAGATACAGCGAGGATTCCTTGAAAAAAGTCGGGATGAGAAGAACGAAAGGCGAGTACAAGAAAGCCGGGTGCAATTTGGCAGAGTATGTTGCGGTATTCCCGTCCCCTGTGGCAAGCGGGAAACTGAATGGCGGGAGCGGAAGTTATCGGAAATTGGAGAGACTGAAAGAAAAAGGGGAAATAAACGAAACGGAATTTCAGTCCATGACGGCTGGAAATGGTGGGAAATTGAACCCGACGTGGGTAGAGTGGCTTATGGGATTCCCGCTAGGATGGACAGACTTAGATGTCTCGGAAATGCAGTAGTCCCGTACCAGGCTTATCCCATTTTTGAAATGATAGCGAAATTGGAGGAGGAAAGGCAATGACATTCGATGAGATGAAGGGAATATTGGAAGAATACATAGACACGAAAAAGTATCTGAAAGCGCAGGAGCGCAGGATAGCTGAATTAAGGGCGAAAATCGACGGTCTGAGCGCCGTTGACTATTCTCATGAGAAAGTTATCGCGAGTGCGTCTAACAGCTATGTAGAGGGCATTATTCTCCGTCTCATCGAATTGGAAGAGGATTTGTCAAAGACAATGGCAAAGATGTTTGCGGAAGAGGACATGATCGCCGAGCGCATGAAAGAATGCACGCAGCTGGAACAGGCGATGCTGATCGACCGCTATATGAATCAGTGGAGCTGGAAAAAGATACAAAAGCATTATCACTATGCACAGAGAATGCCGCATTATATAGTCAATAAAGCAATCAAAAAAATGTCCGATGAATGAAACATGACACAACATTGCACATTTTTTATGATATAATGGTATCATCAAAAAGCATATACAAATCTCTCTCATCTTTGGAGAAATGCGTTCGGTGATACTACCGGGCGCATTTTTTGTATTGACAAAACTTGTGCGAGGTGGTATCATAATGGCAGAATGGAAAGAAAGCGAACATCCGAGAGATAATGCGGGAAGGTTCACTGACAAAGAGGGGAGTTCCTCTTCCTATCGTGAGGAAGTAAACGAGCGGATCAAGTGGGCGAAAGAGAATAATGTCGAGTTGCCGTTGAATAACGACGGCTCTCTGAATGATATTCGGCTGCGGGAACTTTGGGAATCTGCAGAAAAAGATACAATATTATTACCGGATGAAGAAGTACCTCGTTCTGTGGGTGCGAAGTGGAAGAATTATGATATCATGCTTCCAAATGGAGAAATAGCTCATCTTGCAGAAGGAAGTAAATTGCAAAACAAAGAAGTTTTTGCTGGAAAAGGATGTAAGAGAAAAATAGATGATATTGAAAGGTTGGTAAAAACTTATGGAGGAAAAGCAGAGAATTGGCAAAAAGTAAAAGCGATCGGTACGATTGTTTATGATAATGGTGAAGAAGAAAAAGTCGAACTTCACTGGTATGAAGAATCTTCTGTCGGGAAGGTTGAATTTAAAGAAAAATGAAAGTAATATTAAAAGAATCTTGGAGAAAAGCAGAGGAAGAATTCTATAAAATCCCAAAGGAACAAAGAGAAAATAAGATTTTCTTTACAACAATGGATTTTAAACTTGGTAAAGCATATAAAGTTTTGTCTATCGATAAGAAAGGCTGGTATCGTATTGTCGATGAAAGCGGCGAGGATTATTTATACCCGCCCAAAATGTTTGAAATTGTAGAAGAATAAGACTATATTTGCAAGGAATAAAGCGCTTGGCGATTGCCGGGCGCTTTTTGTCAAAAAAATTTGTCGTTATTTTGTAAAAATACTTGACATTGTGCATATAATAATAGTACAATGTAATTACAAAAAGCGGAGGTATTAAAAATGACGACGTTAAACATAAGAGTTGACGAGAATCTGAAAAAGCAGGCGAATGAATTGTTTGAAAAATTGGGGCTGAATATGACAACGGCGATCAATATCTTTTTGAAACAGGTTATCAGAACGAACGGTATTCCGTTTGAGCTGGTTATCGAGACTCCCAACGCAGAAACGATTGCGGCGATGGAAGAATCGAGACGCATCGCCCATGATCCGGACGTGAAAAGATTTACCAATGTTGATGACCTTATGGCTTCTTTGCTGGCAGAATGAAGTACGAAATAAAATTTACGACACGGTTCAAAAGGGATTCAAAGCTGGTGGCGAGACAGGGTAAAGATCTTGCTAAGCTCCGCGATGTCGTTCTGAAACTTGCAGACAAGGTACCTTTAGAGGAAAGGTTCCACGACCACGAGCTGGTCGGTGAATACAGGGGATTCAGGGAGTGCCATATCGAGCCTGACTGGTTGCTTATTTACGAGTATTACGAAGATATGCTGATACTTTCCCTGACCCGTACGGGGTCTCATTCGGATTTATTCAGATAAATTAAAAGGTAAAATAGAAAGCGTATAGCAGGAAAGCTATGCGCTTTTTTTATAAGAAAAAGGAGGAGAAATGGCGAAGCTCACGGAGAAGGACCGCGCCTCGATCATAAAAGAATATGCGGCCGGAAAGAGCGTGCGGGAGCTTGCAAAAAAGTTTACCGTTTCTCCGACCGCAATATCAAAGATATTGAAGTCCGTAAAAAGTTTACAAAACGAAGGAAAAAGTTTACAGAAAAGTTTACAGCCGAAGCAGGATAATCAGGCACTTGCGCAGATGATTATCGACAAGGCGGTTGCGGGATTGGTGAAAGATATCGAGAAGGCGAGCGTAAAGGACAAGCTGCAGGCGATCGAGCGGCTGTCGGCGCTTTACGGGATCGAAGAGAATAAGGACGGCAAGATCGAATTTGTATTTGAAGTCCGGGATCTGACGAGGGAGAGAGATGAGAGTAGCGGCGACGATACCTGAAAAGTTTTCTGCTTTGCTGGATGCAAATGTCAGGAAAATCGTAGAAGTAAGCGGGCGATCTTCTGGAAAGTCCACGACAAACGAAACGGTAGCAGCCGGTCTTATGTTACGGCACAGATCGAATAACATCTGGTATTGCCGTGCGGAAAAAGGGGACGTAAGGCCGACGATATACAACTCGTTTCTTTCCACGCTGCAATTTATGGGAATAGATCATTTGTTCAGGACATCGCTTTCCCCTATGGAAATTACCTGTCTGGTTACGGGGGCGAAATGTTATTTCGGAGGGATCAACGGAAAAGTAGCGAACGACCTGAACACGACAAAGGGATTTACGCCGCAGGACAAGTCTCTCGCGATGTTTATCCTGGATGAAGCGAACGAGGCGAAATCGTCTTTGCACGTCAGAGCCGCGGAAACGACGGCGAATAAATTTCTGAAGGCGGACGGAAAGATTATATACGCGTACAATCCGCCTCCGGTCAGAACGCATTGGGCGCACAGATACTTCGGAGACGAGATAAAGAACGGAGCGACCCGGATCTACACGACTTATGAAGATATCTATCAATTATTGAAACCGGCGACGATACAGGAAATCGAGGAGATGAAAGCCAACAATCCCCGCCAGTTTGCCTATTGGTACATGGGGCAGATGGTATCGCTCGAGGGGCTTGTATTATATACATTCAAGCGGGACAGGAACCTGTTTCCGCTCGAAAATTTCAGGAGGATGGCGGCGAACGGCTACCATCCTCTTTACGTAATATACGGCGTTGACAGCGGAATCGTGAAAGATGCGACCGCGGTCTGTGCCTGGGGCGTTATGCCGGACGGCATCCTGTTGAAATTGGGGACTTTTTATCTGAATCCGAAAGACGAAGGGGAGCCGATCCCGAACTCAATGCAGGTGCGATCGATGAAACAGTGGTACGATGAATTTTATGCGCTTATGCGAACGCACGGCGTTATGATGCCGGGCGCTTATAACGAGTGCTGGGTATTTGACAGCGCGGTTGTAACGCAGGACCTGATGTTTGAATGGCAGAATCACACCGGATTCTATTGCCGGGCAGTTGAAAACAAGAATATCGAGCGGGACATTAAAAGGCTGCAAAACGGATATTTCAGGGGAATATTCCGTGTTTTGGATATTCCGATGAACGAACCGAGTTTAAGAGAGACGGAAACCTTTTGCTATGACGAAAACAACGAGATTCCCGACGGACAGGACGATCATACGATCGACGCGGACAAATACGCGACGGCACACTATTATTACAATTACATGACAATGAGCGGATAAGGAGACATTATGGCTTTTCAATTACCAAAATATCTGAAGCGTTACCTCGATACGAAAGGGAGGATTCCCTTTGAAAACTACACCAATAACTCCACGTATTATTCACAGCTGGATTATTACTGGATCAATTACATGGAATACGTGATCCGTCCGTGTATTGCATACGGAAGCGGCGCGGTGGACGGAGTGCATAACAATGCGCTCTCATCCGGGACGGGCTTTGCTCTCGTAAACGGCGCGTCCCGCGTGGTCAGGGGAGACAAAACCTATTTTGAAGGAGACGATTACACCTGTGAGAAGCTGGGCGGCGCGTGGGCGACCTACTCCAACTTTTCAAAATTTCTGGATCGGGCGATACGCTTTACCATGTTGTGCGGGAGCGCCCCGATCAAGATCGATATCGACAGATTGGGAAGATCGTCCCTGTCGGCCGTAAGGCTGGACAGGAGCCTGATTTCCACAGACGACGCCGGGAATGTAAACAGCGCCGTCTTTTTTGTTTCTATTCTTTCAAACCTGAAACGGGAGATCGGAGAGCAGATCGAGTATTGGCTGGTTGAAGAACGGAAATATAACGAAGCCCTGAAACCTGTAATCGTTTACAAAGTATTCCGCAAGAGCGGCGTGGCAAATTCTCCCACGCTGCCGTCTCCGTATCAGGTGGGAGTATCTTTCGAGAATCTTCCTCCGCGGGTAAAGCAGGAACTTGTGCGGAACGGAATCAACAGACTGAACGAAGAAATGGAGCTTCCATTCACGGACGGGCTCGGCGTATGGCTGCTGACGCGCACGGGCGTAAATTCATGTGTTCCGGATGCGCCGTTCGGCGATCCTCTCTTATATGGTCTGCTCGATCTTCTCTGGTCGCTCGACGTCGTTTACAGCGGCTCGATGATAGACGTTCTGAACGGAGAAGGGAAGATCCTCGTGCCGAAGCAATTTCTTCAGGAGACGATGGCGCGGCTGCAAGCGCAGAATCCCGGCATGGCGTTTGATGTGACGACTGCGGAACTGGACGGATATAAGGACGAATCGTTCGTCTATGTCATGCCGTCTATGTTCGATAAGGATAAAATGGCGCCGACGCCCGTCCAGTTTGAGATAAGATCGACGGCGTACAGAGAAATGTGGGAGCTATATCAGAAGGAAGCCGCCGTTCGGGCGGGATTTTCTCCGACTTCGATCTTTCCTCATCTGGTCCCGGATAATTCCGCAAAAACGGCGACGGAGGTTACGGCGGAGGAAAATCTGACGCGGGCGAGCGTAAAACAATTTCACGGCTTATTTCTTCCTGTTATCAACCGTGCGATACAGGAGATCGCGCGGCTGGAAGGGCTCGACGACAACGTAGAGCTGAAGCTGTCCGATTATATCGGGAACAAACTGCAATCAGACCAGAATATCCGTGAAAACTTTGCGGCAGGTCTGATACCGAAAGAAGCGGCGGTGCAGGCGATCAATAATCTCTCTGCGGCGGAAACGAGGGAATACCTGGAAAAGCTGAAAAACGAACAGCAGGAATCAATGGAGGCGGCCTTCAATGAAAGGGATTATTTCGGACAAGCTGAATCCGCAGGCTTTGACGATAGAAGAAGCGGAAACGAAAATCAGAATACTGATCAAGCGGGAGATATTCCGCCTGACGCCGAAAAATGATATTCTGAGACTGGCGGCTATTATTATCAAAAATGCCGTGAAAGAGCTTAAATTGCCGGTTTTAAAGGACGCGGCGCAAAGAAGTCTCTGGATATTTGCGAACAACCAGTATAACATCATCCGGTCTTCATTGGGAAATAACCTGTTGCTCGCGGCGGCGTTCATTTCCGTGCTTGGAGAAAATGGCGAAGCAACGCTTCCGAAGACAAGGGCGAAGGAAATCATAAGGCAGTATGCTCCGCAGGCGCCGCCTGCCTTTTACGGGGTGCCTATGCAGAAATACGCGCAGGATTATCTGAAAAAAAACGTAAAACCGGTTGTAGACAGGCTCGTAAAGTCATTTCCGAAAGACCCGGACGATATCAGCGGGAGAAATTCCCTGCGGAACCGCGCAGAGATGGAAGTGCGTTATGCGAGGCATCAGGAAGAACTGGAGGAACTGAAAGCAAACGGGGTAAAACTGATCATCGTATCCACGCATGCGGACTGTTCGGAACGGTGCCGGCCGTGGCAGGGGCGCGTTTACAGCCTGGACGGGACGTCCGGCACGACGAGCGACGGGAGAAAATACGTGCCGCTCGAAGCCGCAACCGATCATTATTATATGACGAAAGCGGGAAAGCGGTATAAAAACGGATTATTCGGCTTTAACTGCCGTCATTATAAAATTCCCTATGAAAAAGGGCGCAGATTTACGCGCTATGACGAAGAAACGGCAGAGAGAGAATATCAGGTCACGAAGAATCAGCGGGCGTTAGAGCGAAAAGTAAGGTATTATAAAACGCTTGCGATCGAAAACAGGTCAATCGACAAAAAGGCATATCAGCTGGCAAGGGAGAAAGCCGTAGAGTGGAATAAAATTTATATCGACTACTCGCAACGGCATAACCGAGCGTATGATCCGTCGCGGACACAGCTTTTATGATAGAGCGCCGAAAGGCGCTTTTTTTATGCCCGAAAGGAGGCAGGACAAATGTTTGATTTTTTGAAAAGAAAGAAAAAGGAGGCAGAAGAAACAATGGCAACGACTGACGAAAAGGAAGTCAAAAAGGCCGAAGAAGACATCGCCGAAAAGGGCGAAGATTCTCAGACCGAAAAAGACAGGATCGACGAGAGCGTTGCGGCGCAGGAAAAGGAAACCGGAAACGAAGATTCCCAGACCGCAAAAGACCGCGTCGATGAGAGCGAGGGCGCAGAAAAGGCCGATGAAAAGAAAGCGGAGGAAAAGACGGAAGAGAAAGGCGACGATAAACTCGACCGGCTGATTACCGCGATTGATAAATTGGTCGCTGCGCTTACGCCGAAGGAAAACAGGGAACCCGATTCATTTGATCAGAAATACGGGTTCAAGACCAAAGAGCCGCCTATGGCGGGAGCAAAAGAGTACGGCGAAAAAGAAATCAACGCCCTGCTCGGAAAATAAAATTTGAAAAGGAGTAAAGAATTATGGCAGTAATTGAAACAAACGGACTTTCCGACCGCGGATTGTATTCGCAGGTCATGGCAAACCTCGGCAAGGCTTATTCGCAGTACGGCGTGGGGGACGGCAACTATCCGAATGTAGACGACATTCTAACGGATCGCGCCCTCTACAACGTATGGATGCGAAACCTTCTCAACGCAAAGATCTTTATCGACGGAATGGGGGTAACGAACAGGACGGCGCAGGCACAGGGCGTATCTTCGGTACGCGTGCCCATCATGGCTCCGCCTCCCTATGTTCCCCGTACGATTACGATGCAGCCCTATACGGGAAGTTATCTTCCCGGCACACCCGGCAACGACGGGCTGGAAAACAGAAATCTCCCCAATACGCCGCAGACGGACGGGTTCGACGTGTATTTTAATCAGCTCTACGATCAGCCGACCGTCATTTATAAGCTGTCTCAGAACATGCTTTCGCTTCCGATTGTCGCTCAGTATACGGGGATGATTCCCGATACCGTCGCGAACATGGAAGATTCCACGATCATGGCCACGCAGATCAAGGGGGCGCTTTATCGGGCGGCAACGACGGAGAACGCAAACGTCGTCGACGTAGATCTCACCAGTACCGACGACGGTTATCTGCAGCAGACTATGAACAAGGTGATCGGACTGATGACGAACCCGCAGACTTCCTGGGCGGAGGGGATCGTTCAGTATGACCTTGATCGCTGCGTCATCATCATGAAACAGGCGTTTTTCGATCTGCTGTTTTCAGTTAAAAACGGCGTTCTGATCAACGGCGGCAATCTCCCTCAGGAAATGCTCCTGCGCGGCGCGTTCACCGAAGACGGCAGACCGAAGGGGAATCTTATCCGCGGTATGTATTCGGGCGTGTATATTAAAGTAGTCCCCGATTCTTATTGGAGACAGGCAGCCGCGTATATGGGGATCACCGCAGATCAGTTCGCTGAATTTGACAAGATCCAGGCATACATCGCAAATGCGGAAGGAACTGCGTTCGGCCGTGCCGACACGACGATCAACCCGATCCCCAATCCCGGTTCCGGCGTTGGGACCAAGATTCAGAATCTGTGGCAGTGGGGCTGCGGCGTCGTCCGTCCTTCTGCTCTCGGTATCGTAATTTCAGATCTTGAAAACTTTACCAACCCGGTCGATACCAACGGCAATATCGTTGCTCCCGCGGACTTTAACGAAGTTATTTCTTCTTACGGCACCGCTTCGGTCAACTACGGCAAAACGCAGAAGATCGGCGTGTACGGAAGCGATGATGTGACGACCGTTACCGCGACGATCAAGGGAACGGAAAGCGGAACGCCCGCCATCACGAATGCGTTGCTGACGATTACCAGCGACGGTAAGCCTGTCGGCTTCACGAACAATGCGGACGGTACTTATACTTACATTCTCGGAAGAGGCAAGACCGCAACCGTGAAGGTAACGGCTTCCGGCTATACCACACAGACGGTCAATGTAACGGCCACGAATACTGCAAGCGCGACTTATGCGCAGGCAATCAACATGGTTAAGAAGTCTTAACCGTTTTTTCTAAGGGGTTTTCGTAAAAGCCCCTTTCCAACGCCGTGACTGTGGCGTGACCTTCCTAAAAACGGCTTTTCCTGCGGGTTTTGAGCCGAGATCAAAGCCCGCTCCATTATCAGGAGGCAAAATATGTTTTACAATTACAGGGCCTGTGCCATCGAACCGTATAATGACGAATACATGGTGTTTGACAGCTTTTCCGAACAGTACAAACTGACGGAATCCGCAATCTTGCGCATGGGAATTGATTTGCGTGCCAGACTTGCAGAGAGAAAGGCGCCGAATCCGGAAATGATTATCGAGCAATTCCTCAATGACGTTTCCACGATTATTTATGCCTATATTCACGATTACAGCGTCAATAATCAGGAGCAGGACTGGCTGATCGCGCACATGCCGTCCGCCCGTCCCATTATTTTTAGGGCGTTAAAAGAGCAGGCCCCTTATCTTTTGAAAGTCGGGAACCTGATGTATTCGATCAAGCCGGAGGAAAAAGCGGCGGCCGTGATCGATTCCGCAAAGACAATTCTTTCGACGCCGCTGAAAGAGACGGGCAAGGCGCTTACCTATATGGGGGTGCTGTGATGTTCGATTATCTGGATATTTTAAGCGGGAGATTCGATCAGACGCTGACGGGCGTTTATTACAGGACGCGGCCGAACAGTCCGGACGACGAGAGAATCGAGTTCAATTACGAGCCGGTGGACGTGAAGAGCTGGGCTTATAAGCAGCTGTTCGGAAATCTTGAAAACAGCGAAGGCGCCACATACGCGATCCGCACCAACGACGACGAGGGCTATAAAGTCGGCGGATATATCATAACGCAGGGCGGAAGCATCTGGCAGATCGTTCAAGTGGAGAAAGACATCTTATCCGGGAGCAGGGAGGCATTCCGCTATCTGAAAGACGTCCCCGCCATTCATTACGTCATGCGCTTAGTGCAGGTAGAGGACTTATGGTTAACCGAGAGCGAATAGAGAGCGCCTTTTTTCGGGCCGTTAATACACTGAGAAAGCTCGCGCCCAAAGATACGGGAAACCTCGCGTTTAACGCCATAAAGGGAGAATGGAGCGACGAAAACACGTATCACATCTATGTAGACGAGAACATCGCTCCGTATATGGTTTACACAAACGAGCCGTGGATCTCTTCGTATTGGAGAGGGAAACAGAATCCGAACGAGCATTGGTGGAACGCTACCATTCAGGAGATTATAAAGTTAATTTCCGCCGATTTACAAGGAGAACTGAAAAATGATTAACTTAAAACAGATAGCGAAAAAGATTGAAACAGACCTGAACGCAATCCTCAATGCGGAAAACGGCTTGAACAGCCGCTTTGTCAATGAAAAATACCTCTTCGCGACGATGTCGGAAGCGGGGAAGTACAAGCGCGGAAGGCGGCAGGGAAACCAGATCACGCACTATATTTCAGGGATATTATCGCTCATCAATTCAAGTACGGCGACGGCGAACGGCGGCGTGGTGATGGGCGTATATAACTGCTCATATGAGTTCGCAGTCCCTTTGACGCCGCCCCGCCAAATGAAAGTGAAGAAAGAGGACGGAAGCGAAGAGATCGTTGCGCTGGAAGAGACGGAAGAAAACGAGTTTATCATGCCGCAGCTCTTGCGCCCGGTGGTGGATTCGTATTTCAAGGCGAACAAAGGTGCGCAGTTTACGGACGAAGAGGGAATCAATTATTACGGCGGTTTCGAGTATTCGTTTCCCGCCACCGGCATATCTTCCACCGCGGGGATTATCGGGAAATACATGCTGATGACCGTCTATCTTACATACAACTTCGTGGAAAACGGCGTCAATTCCAGCGATTTCAAATTTTATCTGGACGGAATGGAATTGCCGTTCCAGACGTTTGTATTCAACCGAACCTCGACGACGGAGCCGAATGTCTATTCCAACGACGAAAAGGGCGTTGCAAAAAACATCGCGGCAAATACGCAGATCAAGGCGGAGTTTACGATCCCGGCGCTTCGCGACAATGACCCGATCGGTTATATTTACGGCTTTTTGATGAGTGCGGATAAGAATGTCGCGCATGAATTAAAAGCTGTGATTCCGGGCGCTGCATCCGATCATACCTATAATGTCATGATAACGGACGTGAGCATGGCGGGGGAATACGTAAAGAACGCGGGGCTTACCGTTTTGATGATCGAGATCGTAGACGACGAAGAGGCGATCGTCCCGCTTCCGCCTCCCGCAGATGCCTGGGTGATCTCCTTTACTCTGCCAGAGAGTTATGTCGGCTATTCTTTCACGTTTTCAGATGCCGGCGGTAAAGTTGTCAAGACGTCTTTTTCTTACAGGGGAGACGGAATCAGCGGAACGGCGGAAGCGGGACAATTTATCGACGGAGTATTCGAGGCGAAAAAGTATGAGAATTTTTGGATTATCCCGCAGGAACAAATCGCAAGCATTAAAATCTGGACGGGAACAGAATTTGTTTTTGTGGACGTCATAAAGGAGCCTGATCATGCCTAATACAAACGAATATCATCTCTATATCCACGTGGACGAGAAAGAAAAGGAGACGGAATCTCCCGTCTCCAATTCCTCCGCGGAGAAGAAAAAAGATAATGCCATAACGAAAGATGCCGCCCAAAAGGTAGGAGCGGCAGTAGCGATCTATAAAACGGCAAAAGGTTTTGCGCAGCAGCTTATAACACATCAAGTCAGTACAATAGAACTGAGAACAGGTGCTTCTGAATATCAACAGAAAATGCAGTTTATGTATAACATCGGAAATTCTGCGCTTGGAATTTTAGAGAGTATTGCACTTGGTGCGGCAGTTGGTGGCGGAGCGCCCGGTGCGCTTGTCGGCGCTCTTGTCGGAATTGCAGGACAGGCAATTTCCTACGCACAGGCGCAGAATGTCATCGACTTAAACAGAACACTGGAAAGCATGACGATCACACAGAATAACGTGCGTGCGGGGACTGCAAACAGGAGGTTGAATTACTGAAAATTTTCTATTTTCTTTTATTTTTTGGAGGAACTAATAAAATTTGTTGACAATTTTAGTAAATTGATTATAATTAAATCAATAACATTTATGTTATAATTTATTAAAAGGAGGTTCAAAATGGAAAAATGGCAACTGATATTTTATGAACGTAGTGGAAGATGTCCCGTTCAAACATATCTCGATGATTTAAGAAAGTCGAATGAAAACGAATATCGGTTGCTTATGGAAAAAGTAAATTTATTGGAGGAGTTTGGAACAGGAGTTACATATTTTCTAGGAAATAAATTTTATAAACCTTTAAGGGATGGAATTTTTGAATTAAAATATAAAAAGCATCGATTATTATATTTTTATCATAAAAATAAAATAATAATACTTTTACACGGATTTCGAAAAGACAGTGACAAGACGCCTGAAAGCGAAATAGAAAATGCAAAGAGAGAAAGAGAGTATTATTTAAGTAAGGAGATATAAAATGAAATTTTCCGAGTATAAGGAATCGGTGGTACAAAGTGATAGCAAATATGAAGAGATCTTTAAAATAATGGATCTTAAAAGACAAGTTATTACAGAGTTGATTAGAGCAAGAGGGGAACAAAAACTTTCTCAAAAAGATTTAGCAGAGAAGTGCGGTTTAAAACAATCTGCAATTGCTCGTATCGAAGGAATGGAAATTAACCCTAGATTAGATACTCTAATTAAAATTGCTTATGTATTAGGTTTACAGTTGAGTATTATGAAAAAAGGCGATTTTTTAGAGTTTAAGTCTTACAAAATGATGATACAAGATTTAAGCATAAGCAATAACGTTTATTCTAAAAAGATAATGTATAACACAAGTTTTCCCAAAGAATATATTATGAATTATAAGGGGTTCTATAATGAAGGCTGAAAGCATATTAAAGTTTAATGGCTATGTGGTTGAAAAATTAAATTTTCAATTAAATAAAAAATTTGTACATGAAAAAGAGATCGCAATTTCTCCTGCATTTAATAGAGAGATTGAGAAACTTGATGCAAATAAATATTTAGTTCGGGTAAAAGTTGTCATTGGAGACCTTGAGTCTGAAGAACAACCGTTTTACATTGAAGTAATATTGTCTGGTAAATTTGAGGTTGAATCAGAAAAAAGAAATAATAATCTTTCGTTGATCAAATCGAACGCAACAGCAATATTGTTCCCATATTTGAGAAATGCTGTTTCCATGCTTACGGCATTAAGTAATATTCCAACGTTAACGCTTCCGGTTTTTAACATAGTGGCATTATTTGAGGAATACGAAAAAAAAGCAAATGAGAAATAATAAAAAAAAGACGGCTAAGCCGTCTTTTTTCATCTCCGCCCACCCCTAAAACACAAAAGATTTTGACTAATTTTGTCGATTGCATGATAATTTTAGTTAAAATGTGGACAATTTTTATATTTAAACAGTATAATCTTGCTGTTGTTACTGTTATATTTTATAAGGAGTATACAATGGAGAAAGGGTGGAAACTTTATTATGGGCTTACAATTTTGGGAATTGTAGCAGATATATTATGGTTAGCTATCTCCCTTATTATAATGTTAGTCGAAAAGAAATTTGACTTTTATCTTTTTTTGGGATTAACAATTGGATTGGTATATTTAATATCGCAAGCTATTTTTATAAGATCCGTTAAAGATAAATTAAACGAATTATCTGATGATCTTGAAAAAAAAGATAATCAGATTATTAAAATAAAAAATAATATAGATAGTGTGGAAAGCACTTTATATAAATAATAAATGAATCGGTTTAAGACGGAGAAACTTTAAACGATCGTTGGGGTATTATATGAAAAAGAAAATTGCTATTTCAATATTGCTATTTTGTTTTATATATGGGCTTATAATTGAAATGCGTAACTTAGTGCTATGGATTAGATCAATTATTAAAGCAGGACTTCCTAGTGACTTTGTAAATGTTATGTTGTTTATTGGTGCGATTATGCTTCCAATCTTATTTTTAATTTTAATAACAATTTTTGCAAAAAGTTTGTATAATTCTTTTCGTTCTGATGATGAAAATGAACGGAGGAGAAAGAATAAAGAAGAAAAAACAAGACAAAGAACTGAGCTAAAAATTAAAAAGAAACAAGAGGAAATAGAAGTTTTAAAAGAAAAATTAGATTAGAGTAATTTATAAAATTTGTGGGAATATTCTTTTTAGAAATAAGCGCCTGAAAGGGCGCTTTTTTCATATAAAAAAATTTTAAGGAGGACATGAAATATGTCAATCACATTCACAGTCAGCATTAACGGCAAACTTTATCCGAAAGCAGTTTTCCCCTTGAAAACGGCTGATCTTCTCGATGAACAGTTGGACGAAGCATATCTGACAATGGTTCTCTGTAAAGAAGAGCATTTCGATATGTTGTCCCGTGTTCAGATTGACGCCAGGACGAAAAACGCTTACGGTCAAATTACTTCGGAGAAGTCCTTTAACTATGTTATTGCAAATGATCGTTCCGTTCTTACAATTAAGGATAAAAAGCTCTACAAGCATGAAATATACTTAATTGAAGAGACAAAGCTATTAGAAGGGTTAGTGGGGGATAGTATTGTATTTACTAATGCACTTGGGAATTTATATTTAGAAAATAAAATTCCTGTACAATATGTTGTTGATTTTGATAATGGAATTAGTGCAACAGTAAAAACTCCAAATTACTATACGCCAGAAAAAGTTGGAGAAAATTATAATTTCCTTTCTGCTAATCAAGTATTTGATTATGAAGAGGGTCCATATATTGGAGAGTATAATTTTACTACTACGATTTATTATGAAGGTGAACAAATTTTTACGACAGAGGATAGGGACGATATTTTTAGTGTAGTACTAGAACAAGGTACATATAAAGCGGAATATCAAGTTCGTTTTTCTTCGTCAACTGGAAATAGAAGAGCTACTATACATTTTGATATCAACGCAGCATCCAACCGTTACCCCCTCAAAAAATGGACGATCACAGATGTTGTCCAGCGCACGCTCGATCTTATCGAACCGCACCTTGACGGCTATCCCAACCGCTTTACTTTTAATGAGGAACAGGCGGAGGAATATAAAAACGTAATAGCCCCCGAATTTGCATTTACAAAGGAGAATCTCCGCGAAAGGTTACAGCAGATAGGGGGCTTTATTCATGCCGAGCCACGGCTTAGAAACGGGGTGATTTACTTCGATAAATACGGGATGAATGACTATGCGGATATGTATAAAACGCCGTATACGGGAAAAATGGTTTGTCAGGATATCAACCACTATGCGACGAATCTCGACAGTTCGGTAGATAATCTTGTCAGTCAGCTTTCTTGGGCGAAAGGGGTTATTATGGAGCCCTTTGCGGGCGGCTATCGCTCTGTCAGGACGGAATCCATGAATGTGCGTATCACAGACGAGAATATGCTCATTCAGACGATTTTCCCCGTTTATCAGGTGGAGAAACTGACCTGCGCTTATATCAAAGACGGAAAACTTACAACCTGCGATATTACGCCGTATGTGTTTGAATCGGTAGATTATAACTCGAATCTTTCTTCTTACAGCGTAACGTATCCGACCAGCAAGGCGTACGGGGTTTACTACACGCAAGGGGAAAGGAATATCAGGGGCTTGAATTTCAAAGTACCTGACGCAATCAGCAGCGCCTTGCAAAAGTACGCTATTATCAATATTTTGGAAGCGGCGAGCGGAGAAAATTTCGATTGGTTTTATAATATCGACTATCCGACGCTCATGTTCCAGATCACCTACATACCGATATTTTCCACGAGAGTGACGCAGACAAAGCAGTATATCGTGGGAATGCAGCACCCGTTTGCACTGCCATATAATCAGGGGGCGAACATGATAGAGACCTCTTATTACGGCGAGAACATGAAGGGACTTATCGCGCGGCTGGGGAACGTGGAAAAGACGCTCACGTATATGGTATACAACCTGAACAGGATACCGAAAGCGGGGCAGCTCTTTGACGATGAATATTATATCTCCGCGGTATTTACGGAATTTATGCCGAGTTATATCAAGGTACAGCTTACGCTTTCCAAAGACTTTAACAGGCTGTCGCAGTATATCAACGTACCGAGCTATAAGCGGTTTTACGAAGTATCGGAGCGGCAGGCGTTCCGCAGAGAAACGCTTTACACGGATTATCTGGTGATCGGTAACGAAGTGGAAGACGACGGACAGGCGCTGGTAAATCAAATGTTTTTGGCATATCTCAAAGAGGTGTTTACACAAGAAGAAGCATTTATTGAGGAAAAGATTACTTATGCCAAAATATGGGGATTGGACAAAGGAAAAAATGTGATTGCAGGTGATAATAAACCTATAGTTTTACCTGTTTTAGGTACGGCAATGGGGACGACGATGAATTTCTCATTCTTTGCAGAGGATAATTACTCGGCGGGCCCGCAAAGTGTTGAACATAATGTTAAAAACGGTAATGATGAAGTAACGGGATATTGGCAGCAGTACGTTCCGTACGGAGATTATTACGGAAGAATGTACTACCTGCATTTCGCGCTTTTGCAGAACGGACCAGTATGGGGAGACCCTCAGATTTATTTGGATGTAGCGCTGAAACTGCCAAAAGATCGGGATTCAATCGTTTATAATACGCCGCTTATCGGTACACCTGAAAATAAACCCATATTATTCCGCAAGGACAGTCGGGAAATACTGAACTTCACCTATCAGGCGAGTTTTGTGACGAATCGAAAAAACATTGTAATAGGCTCTGCGCTGGCGGCGATGAACCCGCTGATCAAAGGCTCCGACAGGGATAATCCCGCGGGGCTTTTCATTTCTCCGCACAGAATCAACAAGTTTGACGATTTCGTCGACGTAAGCGAAATGACGCAGCAGGACTGGACGGGCGCGGAAGACGTGACGGTAGACGGCACGGTCATGCGTTTAGGGCAGATTACGGCGAGCGTAGAGGGGAAAGCGTGGGCTATCGTCTATTCGCCGAATCAGGAAGATACGGAGATCACGGTAGAGGACGAGGACGGAAACGTGACGACGCAGAAGATCCCCGTCGGCGATCGGCTTCTGATTGCCTGCAACATGGACGTATACGCGGGGCAACTGATCATATTGCCGAGTATTTCCATTGTACACAATATATTCAAGGAGACGATGACGATCGAAGCGGGCAAGTATCGGTTCAGCGAGGTGGTTTATGCCGTACCTGCAAATGTTAAAATCACAACGCTTGCGTTTACAAGCAACAACCAAAGTTATACCGGAATGTCCTGTACATACAATTCCGAAACAGGAACGACAAGTCTTTCGTACATCAGCGAAGAGGACGGGACAGGTTATGAGGTCTATAATTCCGCCGGAGAATGGACAAATGCCGCTTTCAGAAATATCGAGGTGACTGCGGACAGTTCGGTGGGAATAAAAGAGTATGAGTGGTTCAAAGAAAATACGCAAGCCGTTGAATAAAAGGAGGATAAGAAAATGGATGAAAAGACGTGCGCATTTATGAGACTGGCGAAGGCGTTGCAAGCCAACGCGGAGAAAGAGGCGGAAGCGGTCAAGGGCTATACGGAGCAGTTAGAGGCGATTTTAGCGGCTCAGGAGCTCGCTGACGAAGAGGACAGGGATTTCCTTTCCAAGCTGTATGAAGCGACGCAGGAGAAGATTTCGGACGAATTGAATCACAATCAGTCGCTTCTGAACGAATACGTTGAATTTACGGGGATACCCGTTGCGGAGGAATAAACATGATATTTTATGCGGACGGAGAGGGTACGATCTTTAAGGCGTACCCCACACAGGTTTATCAGGGGAGCGCGGAGGCAAACAGAGTGATCTTCGTCGCTCCCTTTGCTACCTCCAACATGGTAAACGCCTATTTTCAGCTACCGCACGGCGTGTATGCAGGTCCGTACCTGATGACGAACAAAGGGCTGCTGATGAACAATGACGTACCGGTGGAGCTGGATGGCGCCGTGCTGAACACGTGGGAGCTGAAAGTCCCCTCGGCGGTCACGCAGTACGCCGGGGTAGTGAAAGCGCAGTTTTTCGCGCTGTACAACTCAAATGATGAGGACACAGATACTGAGGTAATCGCAACATCTCAAACTTCCTTTACGGTGCAAAAGGGGATTCCGGCGGAATTGCCCTCCGCGCCGACAGACGACGTATATAAGTTGATCCTGAAACAGCTGTCGGATATCATTTCGACGCAGAGCGAGCACGAGGGGAAAGCGCAGAACGGAGAATACCCCGCGCGGTCTATTAAGGAATGGGGTTCTTATTTTACGTACGGGATCGGGGAATATGTAATTCACCTCGATACGCTTTATTATTCAGACACTGCGCCGGGGAATGCCGAACCCGGGAAAGAGACGGCAGACCCGCCGCATTGGAGAGAGGTGTTTTCGTTTGATACCGGAAACGAATGGGGCGCCGAGATCGAGCCGCTGAAAGCAAGAGTTACGCAGAATGAGAAAGATATCGACACGCTTCAGGCACAATATACGGTAGCAGTACAGGATACCAATAAACTTTGGGTTAGGATTACGAACGGAGAACAGGTCGGTGCAGATTCTATCCGAACCCCCGGGGTTGCGTCTACCGTCGTTATGTATTCGGGGCGTTATTACTTTTTCCGCCGCGGAACAGATAATTATATCATGCGCGCAAAGGTAAGCGACATATTTACGGAGCCCTGGACTTCGGACGGAGGAATCGATGAGACGAAGTGGGAAGTAGTCTACAACCTCGGAGAAATTACCGAAACCGTGATCGACGCGGTGAAAGAGTTTATCGACCAGATCTCCGGCTCCTCGTTTGAGATCGTCGCTATAAACTCCGATACGGGATATCCGGACGTAGAATCCCCGGCTAAAAATATCATTTACTTAACGCCGAAAGAAGACGGTGCGACGGGGGACAGCTACGATGAGTGGATTTACACGAACAACAAGTGGGAGCGCATCGGCTCGACAGAGATCGACCTCTCCGCGTACGTGACGAAGACGGAACTAAGCAGCACGCTTTCGTCGTATGTAACGCAGACGCTTCTGACGCAGACCTTGCAGAACTACATAACAAGCACGGTTTTAACGCAGACACTGACGGACTATGCGACAAAGCAGTATGTTGACGAAGCAGTCTCTTCCGCCGGAGTAAAACAGAATGAAGTCATTGCAAGAGTTGACGCGCTCCCTGAGGCTACGGCAGACAGTGCGGATATTGTCATGGTAAACGGCGAACTTTACGTAAAGGAGGTAAATTAAATGGCTGCTATATATAAAAAACTCGGCTATTCCGCGGACGATATCCAATCGATTGAGAATACGGTAAGCGGAAATGTTCTGACAACCAAAATCACTTTGAAAAGCGGCGAAGAAATTACTGCAACGGCGAATCTGCCGCAGGAGGAGTACACATTGCCGCAGGCGACAAATACGGCGTTAGGCGGCGTAAAAATGCCCTCTGCGGCTTCTGGGCAGACGGAGAAAGCTGGAATCACGTTAGACGGCTATCCCGTCACAAAGCCCATTGTAAAGCCTGACGGCGTGAACGTAACGCTAAGCGGGAAGAACCTGAACGTCGAGGTTGAGCTTGATAACAACACGAGCGTAAGCGGGCAGGCTGATTTGACTGCGCTGACCGAAACGCCTGTCGCCACGCCGTCGGCAGTCGGAGGAATCAAGGCGCAAAGCGGATCGTCGGACGGGCAGAATTTCCCTGTACAGGTGAACTCTGACGGAACGGCGTTTATCAACATACCGATTTATAACGGGGAGGTGGAATAATATGGCAAATACTGATCCTCGGTATTATTATTTTAATAAAACGCTTTCTTTTTCTGATACTGGTGACTGGTATATGAAAGGGAATATTGAGTGTAATGGCGTTCGTTATGACCAAATCCGATTCAGTTCAAATTTTGTCGTTTATGAGTCTTTTGACAATGAGGGTATGCCTGATGTTACGACCGAAGTATATAATAACGGCAAATGGGTAAATGAAATTTATCGGTATGTTTATGTACCTGATATTACAGGGGGAGACGTCCCTAACCGGATTTTAAATAATGCAATAGAATCTACTTCCCCCGTTATATATAAAGGGACTTTTACGATGAAACCCGCTGTTTCTTTTTCCACTGCTTATACTTATAATTTTACTTTTTCAAGTGGCGGAACTGGATACAACGAGATAAAAACACTTTCAAGCGGAGCTGTTTATTATTATTATGCGAGTGGAAACTCTGACCGTGCATATTCTACTCATTCCGGTTGGGCGAAAAGCGATTATCGTTATATTTCTCTTTCCGGTACTAATTCTAATGTTTGTACACAACCCGCTTATACGGCATTTATGGCTAATGTCGATTCGTTTTCGACTATCGACGAGCCAACCACCTACACAATAGAAAAAGGAACGTATCAGGCGAGAGATGTATTAACGTCTGTTCCTTTTCCTATGGAACATTTTGCTTTTTATGCTCTTGATGTTACTGTGAATAATTATTATTATTTTAATGAAACTATTTCTGAAAATTTTGGTCAATTTATGGGGGATTTTCAGTGTAATGGAAAAAAATATAGTGCTTTTGTTAATCAGTCTTATGGAGAGTTACTTTACGAGTCTTACGATGATGAAGGTATGATCTCTGACCAGCTTGTTGTCTGGACTTCTTCTGATGGATGGGTTGATGATATTTATAGGTATATTTATATTGAAAGTGCTTCTCTTCCCGTTGCTACTGCTCAATGGCTATCGGGTAATAGTGTAAATACTGTTGACGCAACTCTTTACGCTGGTACTTATACTTGGAAGAATGAGCCTACGGACCCCTATAAAAATATTTTACAATCCAACTTTAATATTACTTCTAACGGTAAAAATTATATAGGAATAAATATATATGGCAGTTTGGATTTTAGGTATGTAATAGCTGAGGGAAATGAGCAATTTGTTTATAGCTTTGAAGGCCATGACTGGGGGACAGAGGCTTTTAAAACTTTTGCCGTTGAGTCCGACGCTCTTGTTTCTGCTGAATTTTATACTTATTTGTTATCAAATTCCTCTTCTTTTGTATCTGCTGCTGAACCTACTACCCATACAATCGAAGCAGGTACGTATCAGGCGAGAGATGTATTAACGTCTGTTCCTTTTCCTATGGAACATTTTGCTTTTTCTTCTAATGGGATTGCTAACATAGGTATGGAAGGGGTAGCTTCTACTTATTATACTCTTCGTTATTATCAGACGGAGGATGATTATATAAATGCTTATGGTCAAGGTGGTTGGTTAAATCAGAATTTAAGGACGATTACTGTTAATTCTTCGCAAAATGTTGGCGAGACTTTTTATAATTGGTTTACCACGAATTTCCAAAAAGAAGAAGATTTAATCGAAAAAGAACTCACTACAGTCGACGGAATTACGCTCTTAACCTCGGGGAAGTATTGTGAAAAAGATATCAAAGTAACGCCAGCAAATCCTGAAAACATAGTAGCTGGGAATATCAGAAGCGGGGTTCAGATTTTGGGCGTAACGGGGAATTACGCGGGAGAAGGTGTTACTTTACAGGAAAAGACAGTAAATCCTACTACTTCCGTGCAGAATGTAACGCCTGACGCAAATTATGATGGATTGAGTAAGGTAATCGTAAGTGCAATCCAGACGCAAACAAAAAGCGCCACGCCGACGAAAGGGGCGCAAAATATCACGCCAGATTCGGGGAAGTTCTTGTCAAGCGTATCTGTCGCTCCTATTCCAGAAGAGTATATAATCCCTGCGGGAGAAATCAGTATCACACAGAACGGCTCGGTATCTGTCAAGAATTATGAGACTGCAAACGTGAATGTAGCGGCTCCTGAACCTGCGTTGCAGGAAAAAACAGTAACGCCTACAAAAAGCGTTCAAAACATCACTCCCGATACGAATTACGACGGGCTCAGCAAAGTGACAGTCAATGCAATTCCCGCGGAGTATATTACACCTGCGGGGACACTGCGTATAACGACAAACGGGACGAAAGACGTCACGCAATATGCCAACGTAAATGTTAGTATACCACAAACTGGGACGATTCGTGGCGTTTGGGAGTTTCAAGAAGATGGGTTTACAATGGATTCTGTCGATTGTGATGTCAACTTTACATCAAATGGAAAGCAGTTTACTTCTTTGCATAATAGTTTTGATGGAAACGAAACAACAATGAAGTATGACACAACGACTGTTTGGTCTGATGCTAGCGGTGCGGGTTGGGTAAATGAATCATATAGAACGGTCGATTTTGGGACAGAATTCCAAACAGTTCCGAAAAGTTTTATTGACTTTATTACGGATTTTGCTCAACCAATAACACCTACGCCCGTTTTACAGGAAAAAACAGTTGCGCCGGGAAAAACCGATCAGGAGATCTTGCCTGACGAAGGTTACGACGGATTGAATAAGGTAACGGTTCAGAGTGTCACGCTTGATGATTTATCCGGAACGGACGGTACTGAGCAAATGCTCAATCCGGGGACGGGAAAGATTGTAAAAGGAGGCATGGCGGAACTATACAGGATTCAAGCAAGAGCCCTGAATTTGGATAGTAAGACAGTAACTCCTACGACTTCGCAGCAGACAGTAACTCCGTCATCTGGGAAAGATGGTCTATCTCAAGTCACGGTCAACGCGATAGAGACGGAGACAAAGGAGGTAACGCCTGGCACCAGCGAACAGATAATTACCCCAACAACGGGAAAGTATCTGACCTCTGTCACAGTCGGGGCGATCCAGACAGAGACAAAATCTGCTACGCCGACGAAATCAACGCAGACGATAACGCCTGCAAGCGGGAAATTCCTTTCCAGCGTCACAGTAAATCCCATTCCGTCGAATTACATTATTCCGACGGGAACGAAAGAGATCACGGAAAACGGAACTGCGGATGTTACCCAATTTGCAAATGTGAATGTCAATGTTCCCTCTCCGAACGCAACTGTAACAGAAAACGATGATGGAACAGTTGACATTGCAATCACTAATTTGTGAGGTATAATATGGCAAGTGGTACTTATTCATTGACGGTGAATTTTGATGAAAATGTAGAAACAGTAAATATACAGAGCGGAGATATAACTGTGCTGGTACAGACCAGTGGGAAAGAGGTTATACTCAAAGGAGATGAAATCTATGTTTCAGTCAATTATAAACCCGGATACAAATTATTTAGTCTGATAGCGACTGGATCATGGGAAAATGCCTTTTCCGAAATAAAAGACGGAAAACTTGTGATGAAACCTCTGGGAGATTTCAGCGGAGCCATCATCGTAAAAAGTAAGAAGGTGGAGGTCTAGTTATGGCTACAGTTAGCGGAATAAAAGTGTTCAAGGATTCGATTAAGTTTCCTTCTTATATTCTTCAGGTAGTTGATTACACATGTCCTGACGAGCCTAAGTCTACTTCATTTCACTCAATGATTATAAGTTCTTCTCTAATTTACAGCACTGGAATAGACTTTTCAGGGGGAGTTTTTACTACGGTTTACGATTCAGACGGATGGGCAAACACTTATTACAAAACAGTTGATTTTGGAGAGGCAGAACAGACAGTAGATGATGTTTTCTTTTCGTGGCTGGATGAAAATATTGTAAAAGAGCCTGAGACAAAAACCATCCGCACTTTGACGATCAACGGAACCGTAACGACAGAATGGAACGGAAAGCCTGTCAAACAGGTCACTGTCGACGGGGTTACTTACAAAATGCCGGAGACGTACGCGATCGAAGTAGGTACCTATGTAGGCAATGACACAATTACGACAACCGCTTTTGAAAAAGTGGGTATATTATTTTCGTGTGATGGTGTGAGTTATTATGGAATGGAGAGAACTAGCTCTCAACTGAGGTATTATTTAATCACAGATTTGTTTAATCTTGCTTACGAAAAGTCTTGGGAAAATGTTTCATATAGAACGATTCAGGTAGAAAAATATGTTACGGAAAACGAAACTTTCTACAACTGGTTCACAACTAACTTTGAGAAGCAGGAAGAACCCGCTCTAATCGCTTTCATGATAAGTGGTATAGACTATCAAGCCGAAGAGGGAATGACGTGGAGCGAATGGGTAGCGAGCAGTTACAATAGTGGCGGTTATACAGAATCCGACGGAAAAATCATGCGTTTACGTAAATTCGTGTATACTCCGGCGGGAAGTGTGGACTCTTCCGATGTCATAGTTCCTAACGAAAGTTATACAGAGGAGACAGGCGGTGGTACGGCGAGTTAAAGGAGCAGAAAGATGAAAACAATCATAGTATATCCCTCGCTCGGGATACGGGACGAGGTGGAAGAAAAGGAGGACGAAAATGAAACTGAATCTTAGCGCGGCGGGGCTGTCGAGATACGACAGTCCCGTTCTTTATCTGACGGACGACGAGCACACGGTGATCGACGTAGGCCTCCCGAAATTGAGCGGGAGGTTTTATTTTGTCGGGGAACTGGGCGGATATCATTTCTCTAAGGAAGTCACGAACGGCTGCCTTGTCTTTCAGAAAGACCAGCTGACGGTCGGGGAGATCAAGGGAAGCGTCGTGCATCTGTACAAGGGAATCCGGATCCGCGAGTATACGGTTGAGCCGTTGATCGTGACGACAATCGGGGAGGCGGATATTTATTCGGACGTAGAGAAAAAAGTCAATGAACTGGATGAACGCGTGAAAACGCTCGAGAAAAAAAGAATTATCAAATAGGAGAAAGATTATGAAAAAATTAGTTGTGTTGTTGGTTGCATTTATGGTTTTGGCGTGCGGCGCTTTTGCCGTCACCGCGGTGTTTGCGGAAGAAATAACCGAACCGCCCGCAACGGAAACGCCGGATACAACGCCGGGGACAGAAGGGGAGGAGCCTGTAACTCCGCCCGAAGATCAGACGACGGACGCAGAGGAAGATAGCCTGAAAGACAAGCTGAACGCGTTGCTGGAAAAGCTGAAAGAATCGGAAAGCATGGACTATTTTACGACGACGATTTTGCCGCTTCTTGTGACGGCGGGCAGTACGATTCTGGCGGTTTTGGCGCTGTTGCTTCCATTCCTGAAGAATCATTCCCGTTATAAGCAGTTACAGGGTGTGTATGCGGAATTAAAAACGGAAAACGAAAAATTACAGGAACTGTTGAAAAGCACGGACGTAGGGCAGATCAAAGACGGATTGGCGGCGCTTTTGGGTGACGAAGTCGTAAAAGCGGTGGAGGCGTTCAAGATAGACAAGCAGGCGCTTTCTGAAGTAATTACGCAGTTGCAGGAGCTCCATGCAATGCTGAAGAAATTAACAGAGGGGGCAAAGGTAGCTTGGGCGGAGAGCGGCGCGGCGGTGTCGTGCCTTTGCGAGAATACGTCTCAAACGGTGTTGGAGCGGCAGAATCTTCTGATTTCCGCGCTGGAAAGCTATATCGTCGCGCAGAAGGGAGACGAAGCGCAGAAGATCCTGACAGATATCAAGGAAGAAGCGGGGGTGTGACAATGACGAATCTCGGGAAGTGCCGTTTATACCGCATATACGCTTTTCTGACCTATTGCATTCCCATGATTATCCTGTTTGCGGTCAACAATAAAGCGTATATGTCAGGCGGCTCTGCGTTCGGATTTTGGGCTTATATCCTGCTGTTTTTCTGTCTGATCGCATTCAAGAACATATTTCTGAAATGGGTTGAGAAGAGGGCGACGCTCGTCATGAGCGCCGTCCTCATGATCTTCTCGCTGATGATGATTTATCTCGCGGAGGAAATGCTGCTGATCTGCGCGGTTTCGCTGGTTGCCAGCATTCTTTCCTACTTTGTTGACGTCGTCGCGGACGTCTATTACGCGAACGCCTGGATCGCAGTCAACGGGAATACGCAGAATTTACAGCGGAATACCGCCCGCGCGCTCCCGGACCGGGAGGCATGGAGGATCGCTTACGGCGTGGACGAGGTGAAACATGGAGAGTAAATTCGATTTCGACATGAATAATCTCGCCCCGAAAAAGATTCAGTCGGGCGTGAAGCTGTCAACCGTAAAGGGCGGCATCATGGGCGCTTATATCGGCGGCGCAGTGATGAACTTTATCGTCTACGCCTTCGTCACCTTCGCGCAGATCTCTTTCGGCATCGCGGGAGGATTGGAACAGGCGGGCGATCTCCTATTACAAAGTATCATCTATTTTACCTGCGCTTACGTCATGTTTCTCTTGACCGTGCAGATCGGCGCGGAGCGGGCAAAACAGACGCAGTCGTTTATCCAAGCGAAAGAGCGGTACGAAGCAGCGCGCGACGGGCTGATCAAGAATCACGGAACGGAAATTAACGAGTTTTGCGAATGGTACGTCCACGGCGAACTGAAGGCAGCCCGCACCAATTCTTTGACAGAAATATCCATGAGTTACGAAGAGTACGAGCGGGAATACCTCGGATTGGGGAAAAAGGCGCTTGAGAAAACGGACCTGTCCAAACATGAGAGAAAAGTCGTTTGGAGAACCAATAAAATATTGCCCGTAAAACTCGAATCCTGGATGATTACCCGTTCCCGGAAAGTATCCTTTCATAGGATTGCCGTTGCTTCTTCCGCGCAGGAAAAGAAGAGCACGGACAGCAAATCGCATTTTGCGATTTCGCTGATCACGACGCTGGCAGCTTCCTTTGCGGTGGTAGACGTGGCGAGCGCGTTTTCCATGCAGGTACTTATCCTTGCCCTCGTGCGGCTGATTCCCTTTATCATCAACATTCCGCTGGGGTTGATCCGCGGTTACGGGCTTTATGCTACGCGGGAAGTATCCAATTTTGAATCGCTCTGCACTCTGATCGATTCCGCAAACGTTTATTTTGAGGGGAAACAAGAAATAGCTCCTTAGAATTGAAAGGAAAGAGCGCCCACTTCCGATGGGCGCTCTTTTACTACTATGGAGTCAACCGTTATTAACGGCATTAAAACTTGTTAATTTTATTGTATTACAAAAAAGAATACTTGTCAACTCTATTTTTTATTTTTATAAATCAATTTAATTATTGATATAACTTAGTAGACCCAAAGAGGGTTTAATGTACATTGCGTTATCACTGGGGCGCACAAAATAAAGGAAAAAAGCACGGATTTTACCGTGCTTTTCTTTAATTATCCCGTTCAGATGTGAAACACTATTTTAATTCCTTTCGCCAATCAAAAATTTGGCAATCTTCAAGGGGCGTTTTTGCTCCTTCGACCAAAGATTCCGCCATCCAGGGGATGCTGCATAAATAACAAGTTTCTTCCAAACTGCGCAGATACTCTTCGCTGATAATCGCTGCATTGCCATTTTTCGTCGTGACAATAATCGTCTCGTCGTTTACAGCGGCCGCGTCCAAATAGCCGGACAGGTTTTTACGCAAAGTGGTTGCATTCATAATAAGCATTTGTTTTCTTTCAATCAAAATTATATTATTTTACCCTCCATTTTATAATAATTTCTCCGTTTTTCTGTAAGATGATCCGTTTTATCAATAATCGTAAGAACTGCCGCTTTTCTTTTTGGGTTAAATTATCGTAGTTCAGCTGTTTCTCTTTAAGGTAGTTGATCGTTATCAGCGGCTTATCGATCAGCTTGTTTTTCTCATCTTCCAAAATAATTTTCTTTTTGTCGATACTGTCTTTGATTTCTCTCGAGCGTTTTTCAAAAGTATCCTTTGTGATTTTTTCGTCCAGATAAAGGTCGAGCAGCTTATCGTTTTTATTTTCCAGTTCGGAAATTTCTTCTAATATATTGCCGAAAACATTTTCGGATACTGTTTCCACGGCAAAATCCTGGAAGTCAAATTGCTTTATCTGCGGCTCGATAAGAGAATCCAGGGCAGACGACTTATAAATCAGATTTGTGCACTTTACGGGCGTATAATGGCGGTCTCTTTTGATTCTTGCGGCGCATCCGTAATAAGTATCTTCGTGAAAGTTTTTTCCGCCGTTCACCAAAGCAGAGTAGCGCTTGCTTCTCTTTCCGACATAACGGTTTCCGCATTCTCCGCAATAAAGCAGTCCTGTGAGCAGGTAAGGGCTCGTATCGTGTTGGCGCCCGGCGCGGTTCTTTTCCATTTTGTCTTGCGCTTGCAGATAGAGGGAATAGGGGATGATCGGTTCAAAATTTTTCCCTTTGAACAGCTCTCCTCCATACGTGAAAAAACCCGCATACATGGACCGTTTGAGAATGTCTCTGCAACACATGGGATTTTTAAAAAACGGGTGATTATATTTTGCGCGTGCGTAAGGATAGAGTTTTCTGATCGTAAAATCCTGATTGACATATAAATCAAACAGATCGCGGACGATTTCGGCTTCTTCCGGAACGATCTCGAAGGCCTTTTTTTCTTTCAGCAGCTTATATCCGAACGGCGCGCCGCATTTCCCCATGCCGAGCATTTCGCCGTTTTTGACGCGATCCCATTTGCCGCTGGAAAGGCGTTCTACCACGACCTCTCTTTCCATAGCGGAAAAAGTCGCGGACATGGTAAGAGAGGCTCTTCCGAATGCAGAGGAGAGATCTATTTGTTCAGAAAGAGAATACAATTTTACGTTATGCTCCGCGAAGAAATCAACGAGGTTTAAAGTGTCCCTGACATCTCTCGAAAGGCGATCCAGCCGGTAAATGATTACGATATCGACCAGATGCGCTTTTACCGTATTAAGGAGCTTTTGCAGGGCGGGACGGTTGGTCGTAGAGCCTGAAAAACCGTCGTCTGAAAAGTTCTGCACGAGATCATATCCCATCGCCTTGCAATAAGATTCGATTCTTTCCTTTTGCCCGTCGATGGAATATCCGTTCTTTTTTTGTTCTAGCGTCGAAACGCGTACGTACGATGCGGCTTTCAAAATCTTGTTCTCTCCAATATCTGTATTTTGATTGTACTACTTAACATTCGGGGTGTCAAGATTTTTTAATATTTACATCAGCCCTTTTCTCTTATAATATTGAACGGCGCCTTTCAACGTGTTCAGATCAACGTCAAGCAGCTCGGCTATTTCTCGCTCATCATCACTGAATTTTGCCGCCGCAATAATTTGGGAAACAGGGGCGATAAGCTGATAGGAAAAGTTTTTTGCCCGCCGTTCTGCTTTTTGAATATTCTGCTTATATAAAGGGTTTTTTATATCCTCGATATAATGGAGTTGATCTGTCATACAGTGCCCAAGCTCATGAGCGAGGACAATGCGTTCATCGGATTCGCTCTCTATCAGTTTTCGATTCAGAGCAATATAGTAATAACCCATTTTTAGCGCAAGACCTTTGGAGCCTCTTATATTCCAATCAAATGTTTCTATCCCATTTTGTTCGGCATAAAGATATAATTCATTTAAAGTCATGCCCCCTTACCTCCCATATAAGAGGATAATATCATATAATGTTGACAAACGCATGTCATATTTACGGAAAAAGTTTAAAAAAGTTCAGGAAACGGTTGAAATTATATCTAAACTTTATATTTCAAGTTAAAAATTTTACATTTCAAAATAAATATTTTATTTTTTCTTTTCTCTTTCTTTGATAAATTCCACAAATCTCTCGATATCTTCCATGCCTTCCTCGGAGACTTCACCTTCATACAACGCTATACGGGGGGATTGGGAAGGTGTTTGTTGGTCAGAAATACCTAATAAATAATCAACAGATACTCCAAAAAGTTTTGCCAATAAGTCAATCGTTTTAGTATCTGGTTCCGCAATATCTTTTTCCCATTTACCAACTGCTTGTTGTGACTTTGATACATATTCTCCTAGTTTTGCCTGAGAAATTCCAAGCCTTTCTCTTTCTTTTTTAATGTTTTCACCTAATGTCATCTCAAACCTCTCTCATTACAACTATTAGTTTTATTATACACATTTTAAGTTGTTTTGTAAAACGAAAAAAAGTTGTAAAAAATGCTTGACAACAACTTGAAGTTGTGATAATATATAGGCGAATAAACAACCTGAGGTTGTTGTTTCCCCCTCTCTGCTATAATGAAGGTAATCGAGAGGGGGACGCTTGTCAAAAATAATGTCGAAAAAGAATTAAAAATGTTTGACAAGCGTATTTCCCTTAATAGCAGATTCCGAGGTCGCCAAACCAACCAATATAACTTGTTGCTACACAAGAAATAGAAATGAACAAACATTCCCGTGGAGTTTGCTATTAAGGGAAATAAAGTAAAGGAGTTAAAGATGTCAGAGAAAAAGAAGAGAAAGGAAAAAGCTAATTGCCGAGACAAAGACATGATAATTCAAATAATTGGAATAGCTGCATCAGCTGGTTCACTGATACTATGGGTAGCATCTTTTATCATTTTACTAATGAAAGGATAAAACTCACCATAGCCAAAAGGAATGATAGTAAACTGATAGAAACACTGACAATATTGACAATATGTTGCTTTTTGTTATCTGCTTTATTGTCTTGTTCAATTATTTCTATCTTTCGGTTAAACTCGGCGAATTGCTTTTCAATACGAGCGTTGTTTTCAGAAAGGATTTGATTTAATTGAGATTGTAAAATCTCTTGATGAAAAAACTCTTTATTCTGCAAATCTTTTTGGTATTCAATCTGTTTGTGGAGTAAGTTAAGATCGTGGAAGCGTTTATCGACTTCATTAGATTTCTCGATCATGCGTTTCTGAAAATCATCCATACAAAGCACCTCATCATTTGTTGATAAAATTATAGCATTTAAAGTAATTAAAGTAAAGGAGGAAGAAATGAAGTTAAAAGAATTGATGGCTCAAAAGAGATGGAATATCACTTCTTTCGCCAAAGCGTTACATAAATCCCGCTGTACGGTGTGGAACTGGTGCAACGGTCATTATTTGCCGAATGTAACGGATATAAAGGCGATGGCGGAACTTTTGGAAGTTCCGGTCGAAGAAGTAGTCAACTGTTTCGTATAAACGGACAAGCGAAGAGGAAGTTCGGACAAGCGATAAAGCATACACTGAACGGGAGGACAAAGATGCCGGCGAAAAGAAATACGGAATTTAAGATCATTCATGAATTTGCAGACGGCAGAATTATGACCGGAGAAGAATTTATGCAAAAACCGTTTACCGTATCGTATGAAAAGAATGAAGAGATATACGAACAGGCACGGATCGCCTATGCTCCCGACGAGTATGCTGCCGAACGAAAGAGAAGGCAAAGGGAATCCGTTATTCAACGCAGGGAAGCGTTGAAGCTGGAAGCGGAACGGATAAGAGCGGAGCTCGAAAAACTCGATCAAATATAATCGAGTATTTGGAGGACAAGCTGTGATATTACAAGCGTATCTGGAAATTTTAAGAAAAACAATCAAGGAGGTTACAGCAGATGAGAGAGCTGAACAGCAAAGAGAGAAGCGCAGAGCGGCGGAAGTTGATGAAAGCGGCATATACATTGAAAATGTATTGCCTTGACACTTTCTGCCCGCGGTGCCCGTTTTACCGGGAAGATTCGGAGCCTATCCGTTGCAGACTATCCGGTATGACGCCGGCTAGCTATGACGTTATGGAAGCAGATACGGAGGACTGAGATGAGATTAGAATATGGAACGATAGGCATGACGAGCGAGGGAAAGCCTGTCAAACGGCTGTTTTTCAACGGGAAGATCGATCGAGCCGACCCGCACTATGATCCGTTTTTTGATTATCATTTCAAGTATTCCGATTACGACAAGAAGTCGCTGCTGCGTTTCGATTCCCAATACGACAATTTTGATTCGCTTCTTGAAAGGGTGGTGAATAAGTGTCAGGAGACGGGCGTTGGAATTTCGTTAAAGGCGCAGTATTACATCGATTACCGCTTCAGAGCGAAGGCGGAAAAAGAGGCGAAAGCGAGAGCGGAGTTTGAAGCGATGGAAACGCGGCGCCTGGAACAGCGGCAGATGATGAACCCGGAATACCGGATAGCGCATACGCCGTGCCCGGGGGATTGCTCACAGTGCTATTTTTGCGACACCGGTTACGGAACTTCAACGAAATATTGCAGGTACTTAAACGATCGCTACAAAAAACAGGGATACGAAGGGGAAGCTCCCTGCGACTGGCACGGAAAACCGATGCTTGCGTACATTGTCACGTATGAGTCGATGATAGGGCGCGGAAGACCCGAAGAATGCCCGTATCTGAAGAAGGAGAGAGCAGTATGAACATCTATGAAAAGCTGGCAATCATCCAGCAGGAACTGAAAGCGCCGAAGGATCAGTATAATTCTTTCGGCAAGTACAGCTATCGCAGTTGCGAGGATATTTTGGAAGCCGTAAAACCTTTATTAAACAAGACGAAAACCGTCTTGATTATGTCAGACAGAATTGCGGAGGTGGGCGCAAGAACTTACCTTGCGGCGACGGTAAAACTGATTGACACGGAATCAGAGCGAGGCGAGAGCGTCGAGAACACGGCGTTCGCCCGTGAAGACGAAGACAAGAAAGGATTTGACGCAATGCAGCTGACGGGCGCGACCTCTTCCTACGCCCGGAAATACGCCTTGAACGGTCTGTTTGCAATCGACGACAACAAGGACGCGGACTACTCGAACAACGGTACAGAACAGAAGAAACAGGCGGACAAGCCGCAGAAGAAAGAAGCAAAGGGATTGACTTACGAGCAGGCAGTGCAGCTGACGACGCCGAAGGGAAAAGCATTCGGAGACTGTACAGACGACGAGTTAAAGATGATTGTAGAGAAGTGTAAAAATCCGACGTGGAAAGAGGGTGCAAAACTTATCCTGAAAGAGCGCGAGCACAGGTCGTTGGAGGCCTATGCGGAAGAGCTGGCGAACTCGGATGAGAAGCTGCCGTGGGAGGAATGATGATCGAATTTCAGACAGGGAAGCCGGAACTCGGCTTTACGTTGGAGGGAGACGTCAGGGTTTCGTTTACGGCCCCGAAATCCAAGCTGAGAGCGCTGTTATCCTTAGACGAGGGAGAATATGCGCTAACGGTGAAAAAACACCGGAAAGCGCGCAGCCTCAACGCGAATGCGTACGCCTGGGTGTTGATCGGGAAAATAGCGGAGAAACTGCAGACGGACAATGAAAGCGTCTATCTGACCATGCTCGAGCGTTACGGGGTATTTGCGCATCTGATCGTCAAGCCGTCGGTCGTGGAGAAGGTAAAGACGGAATGGCGGACGGTTCGGGAATTGGGAGAAGTGAGAGTGAACGGAAAGAAAGGCGTGCAGCTCCAGTGCTTCTTCGGTTCCCATACATACGACACGAAAGAGATGTCGCGGCTGATCAATGGGATCGTATCGGAGGCGAAAGAGCTGGGGATCGATACGAGGACGCCGGAGGAACTTTCCCTGATGTTGGAGGAGTGGGGCGCATGAACAGTCTTTTGCAGGAAGAGAAAGAGTGCTTTATCTGCGGAAAGACGACCGGATTGCATAAGCACCACATATACGGAGGCGCCAACCGGAAGAAAAGCGAAGAGAACGGCTTTTGGGTGTGGCTGGCGCCCGAGTGGCACAACATGTCCGGCAACGGGGTACACTTCGACAGGACGCTGGATCTTATGTTAAAGCGGCTCTGTCAGAAGGAGTACGAGAAAGGGCACACGCGGGAGGAGTTCATGAAACTCATCGGCAAAAGCTACCTTTGAGAGGAGGAAAGAATGATAGGGAAACCGGAAGTGTCAGAACTTGACAAGAAGCGAACGCAGGAACTCTATACGTACATGAAGCTGGTCGGGCGACCGTGCACGAAGGAGGAGCTGTGCAGGGTAATCGGCTGGGAGTACAACAAGACGAATGACCGCAGGATCCGCGAACTGATCAACCTGATCAAGAAACGGCGGCCGATCATTGCGACGCCAGACCAGAGAGGTTACAAGGTGGCGACGGACAGGGAAGACTTGGAAGAAGTCGTGCACCAGTGGCGGTATATAGACAAAGTGCAGGCGGACTTGGAGGAGACGAAAGGCCCTCTGATGAAGTTTGTGGAAAAGATGAGGTGATATATGGCGGCGCCGATCAAGGAAGGGTTGGATTACTTTCCTTTCAGCGTCGATTTACTGGATGATGAAGCGCTCGAAAGAGTGCGGGACGAATATGGAATGGTGGCGAATGAGATATATATTCTCACGCTGTGCTATCTGTATAAGAAACACGGATATTACATTCCATACGGGACCCAAAAAGAGAAATCCGACCTGACGTGGTTTATTTATAAGAGAATTAAAGGCGGAAAGTATCAGGTACAACAAGCGGTCGTGCCGAGAGTGATTGAGGCGTGTGTGGCGCAAGGACTATTTAGCGGCGAACTCTACCCCAGAAACATCACTTCGGAACGCGCACAGGCGACATATTACAGCGCCACAGTGGAGCGTACGGCCGTCGCCATTAACCAGGAGATATGGTTATTGAGCGACAGTACAATGCGGAAGTTATCGAAACGACATCCGTATTATATAAGTTTGCACCCGGAGAATAAATCGTACGAAAAACGGAGTAATTCGTACGAAAAACCCAGTAAATCGGACGAAAAACCCCTAAATAAAATAAAAGGAAATTTAAAAGAAAAATATATAAAAAGAAAAGGAAAGGAAGCCCATTTTGCCAACGAGCACAAGTATACGTCGGAAGAGTGCGAAAGCATGATCGACGACATAATGGCACTTGATATTTAGGAGAAAAAAACAAAAATGACTAATTACGAAAAACTTTTCGGAACACTTGAAAAGGCAACGGCATGGCTATGCAAAAGCATGAAATGCGCTTACTGTCCACAACGATTCGGGTGTAAAGTCAACAATCGCGAAGAAGAATGGGACTATTGCTACTTACAAATCGAAACTTATCTTAAAAGAGAGGTAAATGAATGAATCCCAATGTAATGTTTTCGTCTAAAAGCGAAATATGGGAAACACCGATTGATTTTTTTGAGGAATTAGATCGGGAATTTCATTTCCAGACGGATGTATGCGCTTTGCCGGAGAATAAGAAATGCGCACATTACTATTCTCCGGAACAAGACGGATTAAAACAGAAGTGGGAAGGTGTTTGCTGGTGCAATCCTCCTTATGGGAGAAATATCGGGAAATGGGTAAAAAAAGCCGCTGAATCAGAGGGGACAGTCGTTTGTCTGCTTCCGGCGAGAACCGATACGAAATGGTTTCATGAGTACATAAACGGAAAGGCAGAAATCCGATTTGTAAAGGGTCGATTAAAATTTGGCGGAAGCAAAAACAGCGCACCATTCCCGAGCATGATCGTAATTTTCAGACAAGGAGAAAAAGAAGATGGAAGAGTTATATATCAGAATAGCCAATGAAGCAGACCGTACGGCGGTCGCGATCGCATTGATTAAAAACGGGTACATTGTCAGTTTAGGGAAACGAAAGGACGAGAACGGAAAAAATGTAAGCGTTATCGTTTATAGAGAAAAATAAGGAGAAAGGTATGAACAAAATCATTTTAATCGGGAATCTGACAAGAGACGTGGAGCTGAACACGACGGGGAGCGGAACTTCTTATGCGCGGTTTTCCATAGCTGTGAGCAGAAGATTCGCAGATGCGGACGGAAACAGAGAGACGGATTTTTTTAACGTAGTCGTATGGAGAGGGCAGGCGGAGAACTGCTATAAGTACCTGCAAAAGGGAAGTAAGGCAGCGATTGTCGGCAGTTTGCAGAACCGGACTTATGAAGATAAGAACGGAGACAAGCGGACGGTAACGGAAATCATGGCGGAAGAAGTGGAGTTCCTGACGCCGAAAAAGCAGGAAGATCATGAAATGAAAGAAGTTGCAACAAAGCCGCGGCAGATGCGTTTAGAGCCGGCAGAAGAGGATGACTTGCCGTTTTAAGAATCATGGATAAAGTATTTCAGCAATCAATTTTTGATGGTACAGAACAGTCAATGTTTAATCGGTCGATTCAACTGATAAAAGAATTTGAAGCGGTCGCATTATATCGAAATCCGATAGGTTATGCAGTTGGATATAGCGGAGGGAAAGACAGTGATGTTTTAGTTAATTTATTTATAAAGTCAGGCGTGAAATTTATGGTATTTCATAATCACACTACATTAGATGCCCCGGAAACTGTGTATTATATCCGAAAGAAGTTTAAGCAATGGGAAAGCATGGGGATACCGTGTAAGATATATTATCCGGAACAATCGTTTTGGAGTTTGTGCTTAAAGAAAAAAATGTTGCCGAGTAGAATAGCACGGTTCTGTTGTTCTGAATTAAAAGAAAAAGAAAAACCGGAATTAAAATATGCAACTCATTCTTTTGGAGTAAGAAAAGCAGAAAGTGTAAAACGAGCTGTTCTTCGAGATAGCATTGAGACAAGGAATAGAGTTGATTATTCCAATAAAAAAAATTTTCACTTTGATAATACAAGCGAAGTGAAAGAATCAGGTTCTTGTTATACAAACAAATATTTTATCGTAAATCCGATAGCGTATTGGAGCGATGAATATTTATGGAATTATATAGAATCGGAAAAAATTGAGATCAATCCGTTATATTCGGAAGGATTTTGTCGAATCGGTTGTATCGGGTGTCCGATGGCGGTGAAACATAGGGAAGAACAATTTAAGAGGTATCCGAAGTACAAAGAAAGATATATAAAACTATGCAATGAAATAATGACGATTAGAAAACAAGAAGGATTGACGAATAAATACAATTTTAGGACAGGAGAAGATTATTTTAATTTTTGGCTTAATAATAAACTTCCCGAACAAGAATATGATTTATTTAAAATTTAGTCGAAACGCCGTGAGGCGTCAATCGGGAATGCCCACCCGGTTCTGAATATTACAGGGCAAAGGAGAAAAAACATGGAAGGCAAGTACATAGTAAGAGGCGACAGAAGCGGCGTATTTTACGGAGAAATTAAAGAACGCAATGGAAAAGAAGTCACTATGACCAATGTCAGGCGGTTGTGGTATTGGGATGGGGCAAATTCGATTAGTCAGCTTGCTCAATGTGGAACAGTAAGCCCAAAAAATTGCAAATTTACTGTAACCGTTGATGAAATGCTTATATTAGACGCTATCGAAATCGACAAGTGCAGTCAAGAGGCAATTAAATCGATTGAGGCGGTTAATGCATGGAAAATAATATAATTGAAAAGTGGATAGTTAATTTGGACTCTTTCGCTGGCTCCGGCTACGGCTACGGCTACGGCGACGGCTCCGGCTGCGGCTCCAGCTCCGGCTCCGGCGACGGCTATTTCCTTCAAATAAAAAAGCACACAAAAAGAGATGTCCATTATATTGAT